ACCTTCGCTTTGCTAAACGGCCATTTTTACCTAAAATCTATCGTTCCAAGCCCAACCATAGGCAGGAGCTATCGCCATGAAAGGTCAGAGAGGTCGCCAAGGCCAGAAAGTACAGCTTGTCCCGCATGATCGGCCGGGGCCGCCGGCTGACTTGGGCGTTGATCAGGCGTCTGTGTGGCGCGAAACGGTCAACCGCCTCCCGCCCGATTGGTTCCCAGCCGAAACGTGGCCTCTTCTGGCCCAATATTGCCGGCATGCGGTGTCAGCAAAGCGTCTGGGCGAGGAAATCGAGGTTGCCGAGGCGACAAAGGCGGACCCGAAAGACCGGGACCTGCTGTTGAAGATGCACGATCGCGAAGGCCGAGCGATGTCGAGCCTGGCTACGCGGATGAGGCTGTCTCAGCAGTCGAGCTACGACGCCAAGAAGGGCAAGGGCGGCAAGACTGGTTCGGGGTTGAAGCCCTGGGAGCAGGGTGAAGCGGTCTGAGCGCGTCATCGGCTGGATCGAGACGTTCTGCAAGGTCCCCGGCGGCAAGGACGTAGGCCAGCCGGTCAAGCTGCGGCCTTTCCAGCGGGGATTCATAGAGCAGGTCTATGACAACCCTGCCGGCACTCGGCGGGCGATCCTGTCGGTGGGCCGGAAGAACACCAAGACGGCCACGAGCGCCATGCTGCTGCTGTGCCACCTTTGCGGGCCGGAGGCGCTGCCGAACTCGGAGCTGTACTCGGCAGCGCTGAGCAGGGATCAGGCCGCTCTGCTATTCAACCTTGCGGCCAAGATGGTTCGCATGAACCCGAATCTGGCTGACGTGGTGATGATTCGGGACACGGCGAAGCAGTTGTACTGCCCTGACCTCGGGACGCTGTACCGGGCGCTGTCTGCGGACGCACCGACGGCCTACGGGCTGTCTCCGGCGTTCATCGTCCACGACGAGTTGGGGCAGGTGAAAGGGCCTCGGCACCAGCTCTATGAGGCGCTGGAGACGGCGACGGGCGCGTATGAGAACCCGCTGTCGCTGGTCATCTCAACGCAGGCTCCGACTGACGGCGACCTGCTGTCGATCCTGATTGATGACGCGCTCGAGGGCCACGACCCGAGGACGGTGGTGCTGCTGCACACCGCCCCGGTGGATTCCGACCCGTTCGACATTGAGACGGTGCGGGCGGCGAACCCTGCGCTTGGCGACATGCTGTCCGAGCGCGAAGTCATGGACATGGCGGATGCCGCAAGGCGAATGCCCAGCCGCGAGGCCGAGTACCGCAACCTGATCCTGAATCAGCGCGTGGACGCCTCGAGCCCATTCGTGACGCAGAGCGTCTGGAGATCGAACGGGGCTGAACCGGCGCTGTCTGGTGCGGTCTACGGTGGCCTCGACCTCTCGGAAACAACTGACCTGACGGCTCTGGTGCTGGTGAGCGCGCAGAGGGGTGTCTATTCGGTCAAGCCGACCTTTTGGCTTCCCGAAGACGGCCTGAGCGACCGCTCACGTCAAGATCGTGTGCCGTATGACCTTTGGGCTCAACAAGGGAGCCTTTCTACAACGCCGGGCCGGTCTATCGAGTACGAATACGTTGCGCAGGAGCTGGTGAGGCTGTTTGACGAGCATGACATCCGCAAGCTGGCATTCGACCGCTACAACATGCGGCATCTGCGGCCGTGGCTGATCAAGGCCGGCATGTCTGAGACGTTGATCGATGAGAGATTTGTGGATTTCGGCCAAGGATTCGTGTCGATGAGCCCGGCGCTGCGTGTTTTGGAGTCGCTGCTGGTCAACGACAAGATGCGCCACGGGAATCATCCTGTGCTGACCATGTGCGCCGCGAACGCGGTTGTGAAAGCGGACGAAGCCGGAAACCGGAAGCTCGACAAGAAGCGGTCGAGGGGCCGGATTGACGGCATGGTGGCTCTGGCGATGGCCGTTTCGGTGGCGAACGAGGATCAGAGCCAGAACCGCGTCTATCCGGTCAACTTGGAGAACCTGTACGCATGATCCCCGACGATTGGCCGAGGATGGCCGGGCTGCATGTCCGTCAGGACGGTGACGTCGGCTGCGTATGGCTGGCGCACGATAGGGACCGCGATCTTGTACACTTGTATGATGCGTGCAAGTTCGAGCGAGAAGTGCTAGCCGTGATTGCTGACGCGCTGAACGCCCGGGGCCGCTTCATTCCGGTCGCGTGGACGCACAAGGAGATGGCGGACGCTTTGCTGGACCGCGGCGTGAACATGCTGCCCGAGAGCTGCGACGATTCTGACGCGGCTGCTGAGATCGCGTCTCGTGACGTCTGGTCTCGCATGCGGACCAAGCGGTTCAAGGTTGAGCGCGCGTTGCAGGACTGGGCGGGCGAGTTCGAGACCTACAACCGGGAGTCGCAGAAGGTGCCTCGCGACACGCATCCGCTCATGAGCGCGACGCGGTATGCGGTTCAGATGCTCCCGTGGGCTCGGCGCAGCGTCCGGGGAGTTCGCCAGGGCGTTAACTACCCCCAGGTAGCGATTATCTGATGCAAATTCAAGAGCGACAGAGGCTGGAAGCGCTGTTTCGTCGTGTTGACGAGCTAGAGCGTGAAGTCAGCGCCCTGAAGGCAAAGCGACGGCCCGGCCGGCCGAAAAAGGTGCAGACGGATGAATGACGAGCGGCTGGTCGCGATAGTTGACGCGGAGTTCAGCACCGCAATGGGTGCGCCGGGTGGGGACATCTCCACCGAGCGCGCACGAGCGTGGGACTACTATCTCGCCAAGCCGCTGGGTAACGAGGTCGAGGGTGAATCGTCCGTCGTCACGTCTGATGTGGCGGACGTTGTGGACGGGATCATGCCGTCGCTGCTTCGCATCTTCACGACCTCGGACAACCTTGTGTCGTTTGATGCGGTGGGGCCGGAAGACGAGGCTCAGGCAGAGCAGGAATCGGACTACATCAATCACGTTTTCTTCAAGCAGAACGACGCTTTCGAGACGCTTTACGTCTGGTTCTTCGACGCGCTGTGCCAGAAGAACGGCATCGTCAAAGCGTGGTGGGACGAGTCTGAGACGGTCTCGACGGAGAGCTACAGCGGCCTGACGCTCGAGGAGCTTGTCGGCTTGCTGGATGACCCGGAGCTCCAGCCGGTCGAGCGTGCAGAGCGCGAGCCTGGGCCGGGCGAGATCCCCGGCAGCGATGGACTGGTGCATGACGTCGAGTTTCGGCGCGTGGTGCAGACCGGCAAGCTCTGCGTCGACAACGTGCCGCCTGACGAGTACCGCATCTCCGCGGATGCCCGCCGCCTTGACCCGAGTCGTGCTCGGATGGTCGGACACGAGCGCGAGGTGACGCGCACGGAGCTGATCGAGATGGGCTTCGACCGTGATCTGGTCGAGTCCCTGCCCACCTACATCCGTGACGGCCGAGGGCCGCAGGGTGGTGAGGAGCGCATCTCTCGCTACGACCGCCAGGATGAGCGGAGTGATTCGGCGCACGAAGAGAGCATGGACTTCATCCAGCTCCGCGAGGCGTACATCCGCGTTGATTACGATGACGACGGCCTCGCGGAGCTGCGCCGGGTGCTGATTGCCGGTGGCGAGGTGCTGCTCAACGAGCCCGCCGACCGCCAGCCGTTCCACGTCATCTCGCCGCAACCGCTCCCGCACAAGCACTTCGGCCGCGCGTCGTCCGAGAAGGTCATGGACGTGCAGGAGGTCTCCACGACGCTTCTCCGGCAGGTGCTGAACAACCTCTACCAGACGAACAACCCCCAGCACGCGGTCTGGGAGATGGGGATGGGCGATAACACGCTGGACGATCTGATGACGTCTCGCGTGGGATCGATCAAGCGCTTTGCCCGCCCTGTGGCAGAGTCCTATTCGCAGATCACTGTGCCGTTCACCGCGGGCGCGTCGTTCCCGATGCTGGACTACTTCAACAAGGTGAAGCGGGACCGCACGGGCATCTCGAGCGATTCCGAAGGGCTGTCGCCTGATGCGCTGAAGAACATCCAGCAGTCCGTGATGATGCAGGCAAGCGACTCGGCGCGGATGAAGATCGAGGCTGTGGCGCGCATTTTTGCCGAGACGGGCATCCGTTCGCTGTTCGAGCACATTCGCGAGCTGCTAATGAAGCACTCGCAGAAGGCGGACGTGGTGCGTCTGCGGAACCGTTGGGTGCAGGTGGACCCGCGTGGATGGCGGAACAAGCGGAACGTCACGATCAACATCGGTTTGGGCATCGGCTCGCGTGACTCGAACCTGATGATGCTGGAGGCAATTTGGCAGAAGCAGAGCGATATGATCGCCGGTGGCGGCATGGGCCTGACCGTTACGCCCCGTAACGTCTACGCGACCGCTGCCGAGATCGTGAAGAACGCGAACTACAAGACGCCCGAGATGTTCTTCACCGACCCGGGCGACCAGATGGCCCCGCCGCCGTCAGACCAGCAGCAGGAGCTCCAGCGCCAGCAGCAGGAGCTTGTCGCGCGCCAGCAGCAGTTGGATGCGCAGCAGATGCAGATTCGCGAGCAGAAGCTTGACGTTGATCGCCAGAAGCTCCTGTTTGAGACGGAGCGCAAGGGGCAGGAGTTCCTGCACAAGCGCGAGCACGACAACGCCAAGCTGATGCTCGAGGCGCAGAAGGTCGCGTCTGACGTGCGTTCGGCGCGGACTGAGGACGAGATCAAGGCGGCGAAGCTGCGCATGGACGAGCTCATGACGCAGCTGGACGCGGCCTTGAAACGCGCTCAGACGGCGAAAACGGCCGAGGAGGCCCGGAGCCTCGACATCGACAACGACGCCACTGAGAGCGGCGTGACGGAGGCCCTAGAGGGTCTGGTGCGCATGCGGGAGGCGGGCGATGACTCGGATCAAGAACCTAGTTGATCAAGCTCTAGATATGTCCCGCCGCGCGCGCATGCAGCGTGCGCGGGAAATGGGGTTTGATACGGAGCGGGTGCTGTTTCACGGGACGCGCGCGGACATTGACGCTTTTGACGCAGATATGTCCGGGCTTGGCACGCATGTTGGTTCGCTTGAGCAAGCGCAGCGCAGGCTGGAGCACACTGCCGACGTGTACCGCACTGGCTTCCGAGGCGGGAACTACGGACAAGGCGCGAACGTGATGCCCCTGCGGGCAAGGTTTCAACGCCCGCTGGAAATGGAAGATGTCGGGACGTGGAACGACTCCGCGACGGTTGCCTTCAAGCTGCAAGGCAAAGGGATAGACGTTCCTGACGAGTTGATTGACGAGGCGCAAGAAATCCGTCGGTCGTTTGAAGACCCGCAAGACTGGATTGAGAGCGCAGAAAACGCCGAGTTCATGGGCGAGCTTCGTCAGGCGATTCAGGACGCCGGGTACGATTCCATCCGTTACGCGAACGAGGTTGAAAATACCTTTGGCGATGTCGCTGACCTGACCCCCGCAGCCAGAGCCCGCAAGAACGCAATCGGCAGAGAGATTAACGCCATTGACGAAGCCGAGCGCGCGCGCGCCCCAGCGATGCCGGACGTATCCTCTTTGCCCGAGGACGAGATTGACGCGGCGCTAAACCAATGGCTTGAGGCGGGGAAGGTCAAGCGATACACGCCCGATGAAGCGGCGCGTCGCGAGGCATTGCTTGCCGAGTCGATGGAAATTGAGCGCACTGGTCGCGGCGACCCGTACAGCTACATTGCGCTTGACGACAGTCAGCTTCGCTCCGTGAACGCCGCCTTCGACCCCGCCCAGCGCGACAGCAGCAACCTTCTCGCAGGCGTAGGCGGTGCTGCGGTAGGTGCTGGGCTGCTGGCTCCGCAGGAGGCGGATGCTGCGCCGTTCGGGACGCTGGCTCGTCAGTTGGGCAAGCGCACGCGCGAGGCGTGGCACGGCTCTCCGCATGTGTACGACCAGGTGGACCTGTCGCGGATGGGGACGGGCGAGGGCGCGCAGGCGTATGGGGCGGGGTACTACGCGGCGGATGCGCGGAGTGTGGCCGAGGGCTACCAGCAGGCGCTTTCGTCCATGCAGCGCCAAGCGCAACCGGACCGGGCATACCTTCGAGCCGCGCAGTCGTTCATCGACTCCAGCGGGGATGTGACGGTCGAAGATTTGATGCGCGCTTACCCCGACGCAGACCCGCAAGAGCTTGGCGCCGCTGTCATGCAGGTCACGGGTCGCGACGCGGGCGCCCTCTACCGCCTAGAAATCCCCGACGAAGACCTCCTCGACTGGGACGCGCCGCTGTCGGAGCAGCCGGAGGCTGTAAGGGAAGCGGTCAGACCAAGGCTGAAGCAACTGCGGGCGGTAGCGCCGGAATATGTGCCGGACGACCCAGACGGCGCGTGGTTGTATGGCGCGATGGGGCCTCAAGGCGGAATTGATGAAATAGATTTCTCGCGGGGTATCCAGCAGCAGGCGTCAGATTACCTAAGAGAGCGCGGCATCCCCGGCATCCGTTACCTTGGCGCGGCGACCCCTGACGGCGGACGCAATCGAAACTTTGTCGTTTTCGACGACGCGAACGTCAACGTCGTGGAGCGCAACGGCGAGCCCATCGCAGCCATGCCTCGTGGCCGCGAGGAGCCGATGAGCGCAGCAGCAGGCTTCGCCCGCCCCGGCGCAATGGCCGCTACCGGCGCGGCTGGTGCTCTTGCCTCTTTCCTCGACATGCGCAGCGGAAAGCAGGACACGCCCTACAAGCGCTTCATCGCAGAAGGCCAGCGCGCTGTTGAGCAGGCAATCGGAGCAGGCGAGAGCATCGGCAATCTAGCCGCATCGATCCTCGCTGAGCCCATTGCAGGCTATGCGGGCCTAGTGGCCGGGCCGGAGGCTGTTCAGCAAGCTCGCGACTACTTCGCCCCGCAATCAATGTCACCGGCCGCGCAGCAGCAGATGATCGGGCTCGGCAACACGCTCGAGTCTGCCGGTCAGCAGATCATGTCTGGTCTCGACGCTGCCGGTCAGGCTGTCGGTGTTGATCGCCTGAGCGATTACGCCCGGTACGCTCCCGGTTATTGGGAGCAGCGCGTCGTGCCGGCCCTGCAACGTCAGTTCGGCACGCGAGCAGGCTCTGCGCTTGCCGCAATGCTGCGCGCAGCACCGGAGGCTCTGTGAGCGAAAAGGCCCGCTCCAAGAAGGTCACGAACCCGAAGACCGGCAGGACGAGGACCGTCCGCTACGGGCAGAAGGGCGCAAGCGTAAAGCCCGGGACGAAGAAGGGCGATGCCTACTGCGCCCGCAGTGCTGGGCAGATGAAAGCGCACCCGAAGGCCGCGAAGGATCCGAACAGCCCGCTCCGCTTGTCGCGTAAGCGCTGGCGTTGCAGTGGCACGAAGAGCCGGAGGAACTGATGACCGACGAGCACAAGCTGCGCAGGCAGGCCGCGCGCGGAGATCGCGCTAGGGCGATCCTCGAGGACGAGCTGACGGTCGATGCGTTCCGCGCAATCGAGACGCAGATTTTCCAGCAGTGGATGGCGACCAAGCCGCACGAGGACGACGTGCGTGAGCGGCTGTACCGCCTGCACCTGGCACACGAGGACTACAAGGGGCTGCTGAAGGCAGCGCTGAGCAATGGAGAGGTCGCCAAGCGCGACCTGCTGGGACAAACCTCCAAGATTCGGAGAATGATCAGTGGATAACGCAGAAGCCCAACCACAGGCCGACGCAGCACCTGAGCGCAACATGGCGGACATCGCGGCGCGGCACTTCGGTCGCCGCTACCACGGGACCGTCGAAGCACAGCCGGAGGCCGCACCCGCGGAGCCGGCAGAACCGACTGAGGAGATCACCGACGATGCCGTACGGGATGGGATACAAGAACAAGCCGAAGAACCGCAAGCCGAAGCCGAAGCCGAAGCCGAGGCCGCGCAGGAAGTAATCGAGTCCCTGACGGAACTGGTCGAGGCTAACGAATGGGACCCGGAATGGGTGAACACGCTCCGCGTCCCGGTCAAGATCAACGGCGCCCAAGGCGAGGCGACGCTAGACCAGCTTGTGCGCTCGTACCAGACGCAGGAAGCGGCTAGTCAGGTTCTCGAGCAGGCGAAGGCACAGCGCGAGGCCGTCCGTCAGCAGGTTCAGCAGACGGAGGACGCCAGCAAGGCGCAGATGGCCGTTCTGGGCGGGCTCGTCCAGCAGATCGAGTCGCAACTGCAAGCCGACGAATCCGCGATCAACTGGCAGCTGCTCCGGCAGCAGGACCCGGCCGAGTACGCAGCGCGCCGGGACGAGATGCGAGAGCGTCGTGCTAGCTTGGATCAGGTCAAGCAGCAAGCATTGAGCCAGTACCGGCAGGCCATGCTAAAATCGCAGGAAGCAGAACAGCAGCAACGTCAAGAGCATCTGCGAGTCGAGCAAGCCGCGCTTCTGGAGAAGCTCCCGGCTTGGCGAGACGCCGAAGTAGCAAGAGCGGAGCAGACCCAACTAGTCGACTACCTTATCGGCCGTGGGTTTACGCAGGACGAAGCAATGGGAGCCTCCGACCATAGGCTCATTCTCCTAGCGCGCGACGCGATGCTGTACCAGCAGGGCCGCACGAAGACGGATGCAGCGGCCAAGAAAGTGCAGAAGGTGCCGAAGGTTCTGAAACCCGGGGCACCTAAATCGCCCGAGCAACGGAGCAAACAGCAGCAGGGCCAACTGCGTCGCCAAGTGCGACGGGCCAAGTCTTCCCAGCAGGCGCTGGGTTCTGCGCTGGAGCTCATGAAATCTAGGAGAACGTGAAATGGCACTCCCGACCAACACCGCAACGACCTACTCGCAGGTAGGTATCCGCGAAGAGCTGGATGACGTCATCTACGACATCACCCCGGCTGAAACCCCGTTCCTCTCGTCCATCGAGCAGGAGACGGTCGAGAACACCCTGTTCGAGTGGCAGACGCACGAGCTGAACGCCGTCTCGAAGGCGGGCGCTCTCGACGGCGACGACGCTCCGCAGGACGCCTACGTCGCGACCGTGCTGCGGAACAACCGCACGCACATCCGCACGCGCGACGCTCGCGTGTCCGGCTCTGCCCGCGCCATGAACACGGCGGGCCGCGCTGACGATCTGGACTACCAGATTCTGAACCGCGGCATCGAGCTCAAGCGGGACATGGAAGCCGTCCTGCTGGACAACAACGCCAAGGTCGCCGGCACCGCCACCTCGGCGCGTGAGACGGCTGGCATCGTGTCCTGGCTCGCGACCAACACGGACGGCGCAGGCGCCGACCCGACGGGTGACGGCTCCGACACGGCAACCGACGCAACCCAGCGTCAGTTCACCGAGGCCCAACTCAAGACGGTCCTCGCGAGCTGCTGGGACAACGGCGGCAACCCCGACACGGTCATGGTCGGCGCCTACAACAAGCAGGTGATGAGCACCTTCTCCGACGGCCGCACGGTCCAGCAGATGGCTGACGACGACACGCTCTATGCGTCGTTCTCGGTCTACGCCTCGGACTTCGGTGAGCTGCGGATCATCCCGGACCGCTTCCAGCGCGCCCGCGATGCGCTCGTGCTCCAGCTCGATATGTTCTCGGTCTGCTTCCTGCCCGGCCGCAACATGGCAACGTTCGACATCGCCAAGACCGGCGACTCGGACGCGCGCCAGATCGTGTGCGAGTTCGGCCTGAAGTCCAAGAACGAGAAGGCATCGGGCATCGTCAGGGATTTGACGACTGCGTGATTCTGACAACCTGTTAAGATAGGGCCTCCCAAAAGGAGGCTCTGTCTATGGGTTGTGCTGTTGAAGGTTGTTGTGCGGATGTTTACGCGGCGGGGCTTTGCTCTCCGCATTACGCGCGCAAGCGGACTAAAGGGACGACCGACCCAGGCCCGCGCGCGCATGGTAGTGCGGAGGAACGATTCCGACGGTATGTCGCCGCTGGCGCTGAGGATGAGTGCTGGGAGTGGCAGGGCAAAAGCAAGATCAAAGGATACGGTGTAATCGGCATGGGCGGTCGACGTGGACCTAAAATGCTGGCACATCGTTTTGCCTACACTCTTGCTAACGGCCCAATACCTGAAGACGGGCCCGGTTATCACGGGTATGTGGTGATGCACACTTGCGATAATCGGCTTTGCTGCAACCCGGCGCATTTGGTGCTGGGGACGCAGACTGAAAACGTGGCCGACATGAACCGGAAGAACCGCGGCGTAACGCCCGCGCTCAAGGGGTCCAAGCACCCTAACAGTCGGTTTACAGAAGAGGACGTTCGGTACATGCGTCGCTCGCCTAAATCCAACGTTGAACTCGCCAAAGAGTTTGGCTGCGCTCGGCAAGTCATCGGCAACATCCGGCGACGAATCTCTTGGAAGCACGTAGACTGAATTAGTGGACGCCGCGGAAGGCGTCTCTGGAGACTGAGATGACGAATAGCTACCCCTCGGCCCCGTCTCTCCAGACGCGGTTCATCACCTGCCGGATTGACGACGTGTCGTCTGCTAGCTCGACCTGGGTTGTCCCGGGTTTCAGCGGCCGGATCGAGAAGATCACGACGGTCCTGCACGGCGCTATCGGCACGGCAGACGTCGACATCTCCACGGAGATCGGCGGCACGGCTGTGACGGGCGGCACGGTGACGATCGCGTACACCAGCTCCGCGGCTGGTGACATCGACACGGCAGAGCCCACTGCGGCGAACGTGTTCACGGACGAGCAACCGCTCGAGGTGATCACGGACGGCGCCAGCTCTAACGCTGTTGCTGTGACTGTGACCTATGAGTGCGTGCCGATCTAATGGCTGATCTGCTCAAGGCTGAGCGGATCGGGGGCGGTCGCGAGCGGCGCATCTACCGCGAAGACGACAAGCTGGTGGTCACTACCCAGACCGATGCCAGCAAGCTCGTCGCGCAGAACAAGCGCCAATACAACGACGCCCCCGAGCGGTTCGGCAACAAGGAGCGGCTGCACAAG